CCAAAGATAGTAGGAGAGGTCATAATACCACCATTTTTGTACCAGTCGATTGAGAGATGCGGTACGCTAGGCGGTGAAATAGAAAGCTTTCCTGTTACCTTGAAATGAGGCAGTTTGATGTTTGGAAGAGATAACTTCATACCGGAGAAAAATCCCTTAATGGCATCCACCACACCCTTAACTTTTTCCTTCGCAGCCTCAATCGGAGTAGTGATAGCTGATTTTATGCCGTTCCAGACAGAAGTTGCTGTGGATTTTATTCCATTGAAAACTGTGGAGACCGTGCTTTTTACAGCATTAAATACGGAGGACACCTTGCTCTTAATACCGTCAACGACAGTGGTAATAGCTGTCTTGATACCGTTCCATACCGTAGTTGTAACTGATTTAATGGTATTGAATACGGTTGTCACAACAGTTTTAATGGCATTGACCACTGTAGAAATTTTTGTGCTGATTGCTGTCCAGACGGTTGTAATTACTGTTTTTATGGCATTCATCACTGTGGAGATTACTGAGGAGATGGCATTGATTACCGTGGTAACCACGCTCTTGATTTTATTCCAAGCACTTGTGATGATCTCCTTGCAATTCTCCCATATAAACTGAAACGGAAGGGTAATAATATCAACTGCAGCTTCGATGATAGAACCAATCAGCATAAGTGCCGTTTCTACCGTATTGCAGATTCCATCCCAAATTCCTGTAAAGAAGGATACAATGCGGTTCCAAATGCCCTCGAAGAATGTCTTGATGTTTGTCCAGACCTCATTCCAGCTCGTGCCAAACCATCCAAGCACCACGTCTGCCACGCCTTTTAACACATTCATAATGTTGCTAAAGAAGGAAGATATACCGTTCCATATAGAGGAGAAGATTTCTTTTACTCCGTCCCATGCCTGTGACCAGTTTCCGGTGAAGATGCCGATAAATATATCTAAGATTCCCGTGATAATTCCGGTTACCGTGGAGAGGATATTAGCAATATTATTAAACACACCCTCAAACACCGGTGCTAAGACCTGACAGAAACCATCCCACACTGTTTTTAGCACATCTACGATGTCTGTAAATTGAAAGCCCAGCGCATTAAGCCTGTCCACGATACCTTGGCAAAAACCGGATACTGTTTCCTTTATTTTTGTCCATGTACCGATAATGGCATCTCTGAATCCTTCATTTGTGTTCCAAAGATGGGCAAAGGCTGCTACCAGAACGGCAATCACCGCAACAACGGCAACCACCGGTGCAGAGATGCCACTGATGGCGGCTCCCAATTTTCCCATAATGCCGGATAGTCCACCTACATTTGAAACAAGGCTCGTGATTTTCAGTCCTAATTTGCTGAAGGTCTGCATGGTAACTCCGACCTTAGATATGACTGTTCCAAGAATGACGAGGGCAGGGCCAAGTGCTGCCACAAAAAGTCCAATCTTTACAATTACCTCTCTTGTTCCATCATCAAGGTTATTAAGCCAATCCACGAATGACTGTATCTTGGCAACGATGTTCTTAATCATAGGCATAAGTGTTTCGCCAATTGAAATGGCAAAACCCTCTACTGCTGATTTCAGAATGGTAAGCTGACCTGAAAGGTTATCAAGCTGTGTATCCGCCATCTGCTGTGCAGCTCCACCGCTTTTTTCAATGGAAGTCTGCAATTCATCCCAAGTATCTCCTGTATTGGCAAGCAGTGCATTTACGGAAGACAGGTCTGTTTTGTTAAAAATAGTGCTGATGATATTTGATTTTTCTTCCGAGGTCATACCATCCATACTGGTATTCAAATCACCGAGAATATCATTTAATGAACGCATATTCCCCTGAGAGTCATACACATCAACACTAAGCTGTTTCATCAGCTTAGATGCGCCGTCTGTCGGGTTCTGCAAAGAGAGAATTACATTTCGAAGATGCGTACCGCCTTCAGCACCTTTGATACCGTTATTGGCTAAGATGCCAAGTGCTGTATTTAATTCTGCAGTTCCACCTTTGATGGATTTTGCAGTAGCACCGATTGTAAGAATGCCCTCTCCAAGCTGTCCTACTGATGTGTTTGTAGATGATGCTGTCTTTGCCATCTGATCAACCATCTTATCTGCGTCCTTGGTTTCCATTCCAAGAGCAGACATGGCATCGGTAACCATATCAGATGCAGAGGCAAGGTCAATATTACCTGCAGCTGCCAAATTTAGCACGGTCGGTAGGGTATCACACATTTCCTGCGTATCATATCCGGCAAGTGCGAGATAATTCAGTGCCTCCGCACATTCACTTGCTGAATAGGCAGTTTTAGATCCCATTTCTTTTGCAAGGTCTTTCAATGCGTCCATCGTATTTACAGACTGACCATCGACCTCTGACATGGAATCAGCAGTAATACCCATAGTAGCCTGAACCTGGCTCATTGAACTTTCAAAGTCGGCTGCTGTCTTTACTGATGCAGCACCCATTGCACTAACCGCCGTAGATACAACGGTTACCTTTTTACCGACATTTGTTATTATGTTTCCGGCACTTTCAAGCTTTGTTCCAACTTCTCCGATTTTGGATAGTGTCTGATTGGCTTTTGATGCCTCGGCTTCAAGCTTTCTGAGTTCCGACTCCGTTTCGGCAATCTCTCTTTGAAGTGCATCATACTGTTCTTGTGTGATTTCGCCCTTCTGCAACTGTTCATTTGCTTGCTCGGCAGCAGTCTTTAGTGTTGCAAGTTTTTCTTTTGTTTCTCCGATAGCCTGAGTCAATAATTTCTGTTTCTGTGCAAGGAGTGTTGTGTTAGTCGGGTCAAGCTTTAGCAGTTTTTCCACATCTTTCAATGCAGACTGTGTGCTTTTAATCTGTCCGTTGACACCCTTTAATGCTGTTTGTAGTTTAGTGGTATCTCCGCCAATTTCAACGGTAATACCTTTGATTCTATTTGCCATTGGCAGATACCTCCTTTTAACGCAAAAAGGACTCCTGCCTAAAAAGACAAAAGTCCTGCGTCAGATTAAAATTTATCGAAGTCCTCCTGTGTTGCCACATTGTCATACTTAAAAGAGTCGTTTCCTTTTTCTGTCCAGATATCCATTACCATTCCGATAGTGAGATAATCCAGGTCTTTAATGGAAAGTCCTATCTCAAGTGAGCGCAGGAGAAACAGGGGTGTTGTCATTTCACGGCTACTGCGTTTAAGTTTTTTTTAGATTCAATATCCGTAACAAGGTTCGTACCCCAGAGTGAAAGAATTTCAGGCAACACCTCATAGATAGAAAACATCTCAAACTGGTCAAGCCAGTCGTCAATATTGTCTGGAATAGTATTGTCTGCATGATATGCCATGATGTAAGCCACATTCTCGAAGATTTCAAGGTCATCGATTGCAAACTCCTCACCATCTTCCTTACTGCCTTTATATGAGCTTTCAAGCTTTGCTAAGTCCTTGAAAATATCTCTTTTGAATTTTGCACGATAAAGACGTGGCACTGTTGCAGATGAACGAAATGCCACTTCTTTTCCACTAACTGAAATAACTTTTTTAAGCATATGCTATTCCTCCTTAACCTACAGTTTCCTTGGCAACAGGAATATACACCTGCTTGTACCAGTTGCTGTATGTATTCTCGTCAGTTGCATCTCCGGTACGGCTCTTAACAAGACCATCTTCTCTAGGATCTGCTGTAAGAGACAGCTTTTCAGTTCCCGGTTCAATTGCATCTTCCTTTGTTTCAGATTCGATAGAAGGACGAGATGCACTGCAGTTATAAAGGACATGACGAATACATCTCACATCACCGTCAAACTCAAATAACAGTGCAAACTTCTCCATCTCTGTCACTGTGGAGCTTTCCACAAGAACACCGTTCTTATCAAGCGACTCTTTCAAGATTTCAGTTCTAAACCATTCAGGAATAAGTGCGATTTCAAGGTCACCGCTGTAACCGTTGTTTGCAGTAGAACGGAAATACACAATACCATCTGCATAGAACGGGCTGGAATCGCCCTCGGCATCCAAGCTGATACTTACCGCACCGGGAATTGCCTGCGGTGTAGCATAAGTATAGGTTCCGTCTTCTGTTTTTGTCAGCTTTGCAGCATGAACATTTTTAAG